GCAAGATTGTAGCCCAGGATCTGGCAGACTCGTAAGAAGGGCAGACCGATACTCCTTGATGGCGATCTGATCGGCCAGCTCGATATGGATGACTTCGAAAGAGTCAAGCTTCAGATCAGGCCCTATAAGTGGGAACTTGATAGCGGCAAGAGTGGAATTAAGGCGTTCGTTAAGCAGATGTTCGTAACACCTGTTGATGATGACTTCGCTGCTGAATTCTTTGATGAGGATGAAGAAGGGAATGAGATCCCTTTTGAGGAATAATGAGCTTTGAGTTAAGAGATCATCAGGTTAAAGCGCTTAAACGAATGCGCAATGGATGTATTCTCAATGGTTCTGTAGGGTCTGGCAAGAGTGTAACTGCTCTTGCCTATTATTTTACCAAGGTGTGTGGGGGGTCTCTGGATTCAATGACCCGTGAAAAACAGATACCCCTATACATCATAACTACAGCAACAAAGAGAGATAAAAAAGAGTGGCCCATGGAATGCATTATATTTGGGCTCGAAGATGAACGCGATGTAAAGATAGACAGCTGGAACAACATTGGTAAATACACTAAGGTGACCGGCGCATTCTTTATATTTGACGAACAGCGAGCTACAGGTAATGGTCCGTGGGTCAAGGCTTTTTTGTCTATTGCATCTAAGAACCGCTGGATTCTTTTAAGCGCCACACCAGGCGATAATTTTATGGACTACTGCCCTGTGTTCTTGGCTAATGGGTTTTATAGAAATCGTACTGACTTTATCAGACAGCACGTCATCTACAAACAGTATGTCAAGTACAGAGCAGTAGACCGATATGTGAACGTTAAGAAATTATATTACTTCCGTGACAAGATTCTTGTGCCTATGGAATACGATCGTGACGTCGAGTATCATCACTACGATGTCATTGCTCCTTTTCCTTCCGCGTTATACAAGACTACGATGAAAACAAGATGGAACCCATTTACGAACGAGCCCTTTGTAAATGCCGCAGAGTTATGCTATGCCCTTAGACGATTATGTAACAGCGATGAGCGGCGAGTTCAAATGGTGGGCGACATCATTAAGGATCATCAGAAAGTAATTATATTTTATAACTTCACATACGAGGCAGATTTGCTAATAGGACTGTGCAAGAGGATCGGCGTACCTGTAGCACGTTGGGATGGAATCAAGCACGAGCCAATTCCTAATACAGCACGATGGGCTTACATTCTTCAGTACGCAGCTGGTGATAGCGGTTGGAATTGTATAGAGACAGACACAATTATATTTTACTCACAGAATTACTCTTACAAGTCCACTGTTCAAGCAGCTGGTCGTATTGATAGATTGAATACTCCTTTCAGAGATTTGTATTACTATCATGTTCGTTCGAAGTCCGGAATAGACAATGCAATACACAGAGCTCTGGCTCAGAAAAAGGAATTCAATGAAAAGAAATATTTTAAACGCATTTAATCGTGCAGGAAATACAGGCTATAGTATGGAGGAGAAGGAATAAGAATGTAATTGTCGAGTTTCGACAGACATTTCAGCCCTTCTCTTTTTCTTTTGGAGGACTATATGCTTGAGAACAAATTTAAAACTAAATTGATTAAAACTATTAAGACCCGATTTCCAGGGTCTTTTGTTTTTCATTTAGATCCTAACGAGTTGCAAGGTGCCCCCGACCTCTTGGTCTTATACGAGAACAAGTGGGCAGCGCTCGAAGGAAAGAAAAATGGCAAAGCATCTCTTAGACCGAATCAGCAACACTATGTTGATCTGTTCGACAAGATGTCCTTTGCGAAGATTATATTTCCTGAGAATGCAGAGGAGGTACTAGATGAAATGGAACGAGCATTTAAGGTATGAAGGCCAACACGCTATGTTTCCAGCGTCAAGGCCATCATGGCTTAACTATGACGATGCTCATGTATTTGAGTATTGCGATTTGGTAAAAGCAAAAGAGCGAGGCACAAGACTGCACAAGTTTGCACAGGATTGTATCGAGCTTGGTCAGGGGCTCCCTAAGAAGCCTGCTACCACGCTTTCGCTCTATGTGAATGATGCCATTCGCTACAACATGAAACCAGAGACAGTATTGTTCTACTCGAAGTATTTCTTCGGTACTACTGACTCTATTAGTTTTTCAAATGATATTCTCCGAATACATGATCTTAAGACCGGAATCATTCCCGGGAAAATAGAACAGTTGATGATTTACGACGCTTTGTTCTGTCTTGAATACAGCATCGATCCACATGATATTCAGCACAAACTGAGAATCTATCAATTTGATGCTTTCACAGAAACAGAGCCTGATCCAGACAGGATCGAGCAAATCGGAGATCAGATTGTACGCTTTAACGAACTTCTATTGATCCGGGAGGAAGAAGACTATGGATGAATTATATTTTGGTGTGGCCAATGATGACTATCTCGAACACGTTGGTCGCTCTAAAGAAGATGGCGCTCCTGGCCGTGGATCAGGCCGATTTCCATTAGGTTCCGGCGAGAATCCTAATCAGCATACACCTCACAAAGCGTGGAGTTACGAAGAGACTAAGAAACTTAGGGCTCAAGGCATGACTGATAAGGAGATCGCCAATTACTTTGATATAAAGCAGGCTGACTTTAGAAGAAAACAGTCCTTTGCTAAGAGCGAAGAGCAGGCAAATAACCGAGCTCTTGTTGAGAGGCTCAGATATGACAGACAAATGTCATTTAGAGCTATCGAAGAGAAAACCGGCATTCCTGCTTCTCAGGCTAGGGCTCTTCTTCAGGATAAGGTTGCTAAGAAGCTTGAGAAAGAACAGCAGCTTTATGATATTCTCAGAAACGAGATCGCAGAAAAAGGGCACATCGATGTAGGTGCTGGTACTGAACAGAATCTTGGTATAAGCGATACTAAGCTTAAGCAGATGGTTAAGAATCTTCAGGACGAAGGTTATGTTCTTAGCCATCCTAAGGTTGATCAGGCCGGAACAGGTTATGAGACATCCCTTCTTGTCTTGTCTAAGAAGGACACTCCAAAAGGTTATATTTACAACCATCTTGATGAAATCAAAACCATTGAAGATCTTCATGTGGTTGATGATGGTAAAAAGTTAGAAATAAAGAAAATGCACGATCCGGTCAGTTTATCATCCGATAGGCTGGCCGTTGTTTATGCAGAAGATGGCGGTACAGATAAGGACGGCGTTATTGAACTTAGACGTGGTGTTCAGGAATTGTCCCTTGGCAATAACAATTATGCTCAGGTTCGTATAGCTGTTGACGGAACCCATTACCTTAAGGGAATGGCTGTTTATGCAGACGACCTTCCTGATGGGATCGATGTTCGCTTTAACACAAATAAGCATAAAGGAACTCCTATTATGTCAGACGACCCTGACGCAAAACAGGTTCTTAAGACTCTTAAGGATGCTCCTGGCGTAAATGCGTTTGGCGCTACTATCAAAAATCAGAACGACTGGAAAGACGCAGACGGAAAAGAGCATCAGGGTCTTATTAACATTGTCAAGGAGTCTGGCGATTGGGCTAAGCAGTCTAAGACGCTTGCTTCTCAGATGTTATCAAAGCAGTCGCCTGAATTGGCTAAAAGACAGCTTGGAATTGACCTCGATTTCAGAAAACAGCAGTTTGATGATATTTGTGCTCTTACTAATCCAGCTGTTAAACAGAAAATGCTTCAATCATTCGCAGATGAATGCGATGCCGCAGCGGTACATCTGAAGGCGGCTGCTATGCCTAGGCAGGCTTGGAACGTTATCTTGCCTATGAAGACCCTTAAAGACAACGAGATTTATGCGCCTCAATTCAAAGATGGTGAAACCGTTGTCTGTATTAGATATCCTCATGAAGGCAGATATCAGATTCCTCAGCTTACTGTAAATAACAAGAACGCTGAAGGTAAAAAGATAATCACTCCTGGAGCTATCGATGCTGTTGGAATCAACGCAAAGGTAGCAGAACGATTATCTGGAGCCGACTTCGATGGAGATACAGTTCTTGTAATTCCTAATAACGCTCAAGCAAATGGCAAACGTCTGATTAAGACGGATCCTCCTTTGGAAGGTCTTAAGGATTTCGATGCTAAAGAGCGATATCCAGGTTACAAGGGAATGAAGGTCATGACTCATGCCCAGACTCAGATGGAAATGGGTAAGATTTCTAACCTTGTTACGGATATGACTCTTCAGGGAGCTACTTCTGAGGAATTAGCGAGAGCAACCAAGCACGCCAACTGTATTATCGATGCTGAAAAGCACAAATTAGACTGGCGTAGATCAGAAAAAGAAAACCGCATCTCTGAGCTTAAGGCAAAATACCAGCCCAAAGATCCTGTTACAGGAAAAGGCGGTGCCCAAACTTTGATCTCAAGAGCCAAGAATCCTGTCTATGTGGATAAGCGTATGACTAACCAGCCATACACAATTGATCCTGAAACAGGACAGAAGATATGGAAGCGAGCTAAAGGTAAGCCGGTATATGATGTGACCGTAGACCCCCAGACAGGAAAAAAGACCTACACAAAAAGAGAGGGGGAGGTCAGGTACGCACAAGAAAAATCGTACCAGATGGCAGAGACAGAAAATGCATATGATCTTATCTCGAAATCAAATACGAAAATAGAGAGGGTATATGCGGACTATGCCAATGCATGTAAGGCCCTGGGAAATAAGGCCCGTAAAGAAAAGCTGGCTACTAAGAATGTTACGTACAATAAAGAGGCGGCTAAGGAATATGCTGAAGAGGTATCCTCCCTTCAGGGTAAATTAAAGACCGCCCTTAAGAACGCCCCCCGTGAACGTCAGGCCCAGATCCTAGCGAATAGTGAGGTCCAGTCTTTAATTGATGATGCCCGTCGTCAAGGAAACGAGCCTACTAAGGCAGAGATCAGAAAATGGACAGCCAAAAGAATTGAAGCAGCAAGAGAGGCAACGGGGGCAAAGAAGACCCGGGTGACCTTTACTGATAGGGAGTGGGAGGCAATTCAAAAGGGGGCCATTCCGCACACCCAGGTCGTAAAATTACTTAGTAATGCTAACGAAGACGATTATAAAAAGAGAGCTACCCCTAAAGAAAATAAAGCTATGACATCTGCAAAAATAAGCAAGGCTAAGAGCTTATCTAAAGCGGGGTATACCGTAGCAGAGATAGCCGAGTACTTAGGAGTATCCCCCTCTACTGTAGGAAAGGAGCTCAATAAATGAAGGTGACGGAGTATTGGGTTACTACTACAGACAACCCCTTTGATCCATTCACGGACTATGACAATTGGTATAGATTCGATGAACAACATGGCTATCATACTTCAGGCTATGTAGCGCGCGATCCTGAAGTTAGATTCTTACCTTCTGATGCGCCTCCGCTTGTTGTTCAACGTGCTATCAAGTCAGCTGTTGATACTATCTGTCAGTTCAATCTTACTTGTGTTGAAGGCGTTTCATACAAACGTGTAACAAGAGTTGTTGATTCTGATGTTGAATACAAGATTGTTGAATAGTTTAGTTAATTAGCTTTCTATTCATAGTTCTTCCTCCAAATTAAGAGCAATTGAGGCATTAAATGTGTTTCAGTTGCTCTTAGTTTCTAATAAAGCATTTCAAATGCCCTTTGACTCTTTTGAATTCAAATCAAATCGCATTTTCTATAAAACAATTACGTTGTTCTTTAATTTTTAACAAATTATTAACAAAAAACATGATTAATTCGCGTTCTTTTATTTCATTTCACACTCTCCCCTCTGGGTATTTCGCATTTAGGAGGGTAGAGGGGGGTCTAACGAAAATAGCCCCCCACCCTGCATCGCGCCGATCTTAAAATTTCCCCCGGAGGTGATATTTTTCTATATTCTTCCAATGCCCCTTGGTCAGTTCTAGCGGCTCCACGGCTTTACAGGCTGCATGTTTGCCTCTCCTTTCACGCGGAATGCTCCCCATAGTACCTCCTATACTATCCAAAAGTCCGCTAGAACTGACCAAGAGGTATTAGAAAGGACGGTAAAGTCACATGGGACGCACGAAAAAGGTTGAAGAACCTCCCAAAAGACCCAGGCGAAAAGCCAGGACAGCGGAGGAACGAGAGAATCAATTGATATCTATGGCCTTAGATCTCGTGGAAACCCGAATTCTTAACGGAACTGCCTCCGGACAGGAGCTTGTACAGTTCATTCGCATGGCTTCCAGCAAGAATCGCAACGAAACCGAGAAGACCAGGCTTGAACTTGAGCTGGTCAAGGCTAAGACAGAGAACCTGAGACTGCAGCAGCGTAATGAAGAGATGTTTGCTAACGCTATTGCAGCCTTCAAACGATATTCAGGGGCGAATGACGATGAAGAAGAGGACCTATACTGAGCTGATCCAACTCCCTGACTTCGAGTCCAGGCTCAACTACTGTAAGACCTACGGTAAAGTCGGTAAGGAGACTTTCGGCTACGACCGATATTTGAACCAGCTTCTTTACAGAATGCCTGAGTGGAAGAAGGTCCGAAGAGACGTGATCATACGAGATCAGTCTTGTGATTTGGCTCATCCGGATCACGAGATTCATCCACACGGCTACAAGTACAAGATCCTTGTCCATCATCTGAACCCAATCACAAAAGAAGATATTCTCAATCGGGCTGACTGCGTGTTAGACCCGAACAATCTAGTAACTGTGAGCTACGACACTCACCAAATCATTCACTACGGCTATAAGGATCAAACCAGGCCAACTCTGGCAGAGCGAAGGCCGTACGACACATGCCCTTGGAGGACTTAACAATGACAGACGCGTACATTCTCGAATCTGTGAAAGATTATTGCCAGGTCCCACAAGAGGCCGACATCTACAATAGCGAACTATGCGGCCACATCAACACCGCGTTCTTCACACTATTCCAGCTGGGTTGTTCTGCAAAGCCCTTCACTGTAACTGATGAGTCAGCTACATGGGAAGACTTTACAGACAATCCCTATATTTCTTCCATAGCTCCCGAGTATGTAAAGCGGAAGGTCAAGTTACTCTTTGATCCTCCCGCTAATTCTTTTTTAGTGACACAAATGAAGGACGAGCTGGCTGAGATGGAAAGCCGTATCAGTTACGCAGCAGATCCTGGATGGGAGGACATCGATGACTGATGAGATTTTAATGGCAGTGACTCAGATGACTCCTAACGATCTTTTGCACCATGGCGTTAAAGGACAGAAGTGGGGTGTGCGTAGAACTCCTGCAGAACTTGCCGCAGCTTCCGGAG